TTCACCAGATTGTAGCTTAGTGGTCATTTTATTAATAGTATAGGTTCTTGTTCCAATAATAATTAAATCATCTAAGGTTAGATTTATTAACACCCTTAGCGGTAGTATTGCTTCAAACTTAAATATTCTTGTTCTGCTATTAAACACTCTTGTTATATAGTTTTCGTAATAGGTTTGAAATAAACTATTATTAACTCCACCATAATCTGTAAATGTAAAAGTATTTATTTCGCTTCCAAAATTTAAATTATGTGTAGGTGCTGTTGTAGATGTTCCAAGTTCATTACATACGCTAGGAATCCAGTAAGTAGGTAAACTGTAATTGTCTGCAGGTTCTGGTAAACTACCATCTTCTTTTCTATAAGTATTTACAAAATTTATAACTGTTCCTTCATTTGGTTGCTGAAATATGCCATAGAACATTAAAGGAGCACCAATAGAAGGTTTTAATTCTGTATCCATAAATGTTCCTACTTGAACATCAGTAGCAGTTTGATTTGCTACATTAAATAATCTTTCAAAAATCATTTGTTCAAAAGGTAATTTTATTTGGTAAACATTCTTTTTACTTGCTCCAGATAAGAAACTTAATTTTCCGTATTCTTTATTATTAACTAAAAAAAACTGTTCTGCTAATATACTTTTTGGTTTAGTATATTCAAAATCAACTTCGCTAAATGGTATTGATTCGCCTATTGTATGTTGGTCTGTTTTTACATATTTAGTTATATCAAAAGATTCTCCTCCAGCATAGTAAGTGTCTAATGGTTCAACTATTATTTGCCCTTCATAACTTAAATAAGCAATTAAATTAAATTGTCTAAATAAACCATTTAAAAAATCTTTTACTTTTAATTTAGGCATTTGGTCAGTTATTGTAACAAACTGTGTATTTATAGATTGATATGCTAAATTTGAAAATGAACCATTATAATTAGTAGTAGTAGTTTGCCCAAAAGTTGGAGAGTTTGGATTGCTATCTGTGTCTGTATATACTCTTGTTATTGTGTAACTAACACCTACAGTTAAATTGTCATCTGTAGTAATCCTAACTGCAAATTGGTTAGGAACAAAATTATTAGCAGCACTAAATAAATATAAATCCATTACGTTTAAAGGATTTCCAGTAGGATTAAAACCATTATTTAAATTATCTTTAAACATTGTTACAGATAAAGAACTTACTCCTTGATTTTTTTCGCTACGCGCGAATACTTCCATATTATTTAATCGTATAATTTCAATCGTGTAAAATACGTTAGGATTAGATGCAGCATCTGTATTTACAGTAAATACTGTATTTTCAAAATCTTTTGTTAAATCAGATAAAAAATTAAAAACAGAATTTGACAAATCAAAGTAACCTCTAAACTGGTCATTTTGTGTAGCTTGATTAGGAAAAGATGTGTCAATGTAAGTTGGGTCTGTCATTGCTGTACAAGAAGGCGTAGTTGATGCAGAACAACTAGAAGCAATATTATTAAACACTTGACTTTTACTTAATATCATTTTGCCTTTCTCCCTATGTAACCACATATAAAGATTTGTTAATGCAGCAGAATCAAAAAATTCTCCAGTTTTAAAAATTATATTATATTGGTTTTCAATAGCTTTTAATATTAATCTTATTGTTATGGCTGGTTTTAAATCTTCTGGAAGAACCCCTCTTTTGGTATGGTTACCAGCATTATTTGCTATATTAACTGGATTGGTTGTGTTTGATGTATCATATATGTAAGACAATGAATGAGCTATTAAAGGATATATTATTGCATCGTTATAAACAACTCCATCTGCTGTAATATTTAAACCAAATTGTAATCCAGCTTTAACATTATTATTTTCATCATAAACAATAGAATGATTAAATTTATTTAACCATACTAAGTCACTAAGCTGGTCTTCATTTATAGCATTTTTAAAATTAGTTGTTTCTCCAAAAAAAGTAACCTTATACATTATAGGTTTGTTGTCTTTCATTACAACCTCATTAAGTTGTATTTCACCTTTTTTAAATTCAAAATGATTTAATTCAATTTTAGCAGTTGAAAATATTTGATTATTAAATCCGTTTACATCTGGATTAAACCAGTATTTAAAAAGTTTGTTATTAGTTTTTGATGCTGGTAAATTAAAGGTTTTACTATAATCAGTAAATAGCTTTTCAATATCTTTTACATCTTGTATAACTTGAGTTAATGTAATAAGTTCTTCTTCCATTAAATCAACTCTAACAAAATCTTGTGTAGCTACAGAGCCAACTATTTGAGGTTGTATGTATAGAATTACTTTTTGCATTTATCTAATATTGTTTACTATGCTAAATGACTTTTCAAAACTCATTGTGTAATTAATCATTTTATCATTTAATCCTGTTTTTTTAGTAAATGAACTTTCTTTTAAATTAACTGGATATACAATGTTTTGACTTCCAAATGCAGTTCCAGAATCCTCAACAAGCCATACATACTCACTAACCATTAATTCTTGAAAACTTGGATTTATTAATTCATTTACAAAACCAGTATTTAAATTTATAGTTTCAGTTCCATTTGAATTAAATGTTTTCTTTACGTGGTCTGTTGTACTATAAGTATTAAAAGTATTGTTAACAGTACAATCTCCTTCTATTATTGAATAAGAAACTTTATTAGCATAAAAAATACTTGCATTAAAATTTTCTCTTGTAGTGTTTAAACTTTCTGTTGATTTTTTAAAAAAGAATAAATCTTGTAAAACCCCCCATCTATTTATAAAAACTATTTTAAAAGGAGAATATTTACATTCATCTATTAACTCAACTTTTATTGTTCTAATAGTTTCATCTCCATAATTAATTTCTATTTCATCAATTTGTTGTGATGCTGTATTAAAAGATAAATATTTAATTTTAAGTTTTGAATCGGTACTATCTGGTGTATTTACACTTGATATTGTTACTCCATTAAGTTTATATGTAACTGAATTTACATTTTCAACATTAACTGGCAAATAAAGTAAATCACCTTTATTATGTTGTATATAATTTGATGTTATTAAGGCGTTTTGTTGTGTTGTATAATTAACACCTTCTTTAAATGTATTGTAACCTTCTTGAGCTAAATAAACTGTTGATGTGGCTGAACCTATAATAGTTCCAGAAGATGTTCTTGCTGATGTTGTAACAGTAACCCAAACAGATTGATTTTGTCCAGCTACAGTATATCCTCCAGTTGTATTACTATTAAATTTTTGTTCTATAAAATCATTTACAATTTCGCTAATATCAAATGAAACTGAGTTCTCTGCTCCTATTGGTTTTTTATTTAATGTAAAGTTTCCTAAATTTGCTGGGCAACTAAGAACACCTACAACTCCTTGTTTAATACTTATTACTATTTCAAAATAACTTAATGTTGATGCTGTTACTTCTGGTGTTCTTATAAAGTAAGGACTTCTTGTTCTTATTATTGTACTCATTCTATTTCTAAATTATCGTTTAAAAAACCATCTAACATATCATCCTCAAATAATGGTAATGCATCTTCAAATGGTTTTGTGAAAAACATACTTGCTCTAATTCCTTTTCTAAATATACTGTTTGCTAATATAAAATTTAATGACTTTCTTTTGATAAATTTACCTTTACTATCTCTTGGTGCTATTCCAGATTTAACACTCCACTTATCAAACACAGAACTTGGTGGTCTTTTATTAGTGTACTTAAATGGACTTGCTGAACTTTCTGGATATGTAGATTTAGAACCTTTTACTCCTTTATCTAAAAATTCTCCATACTTTTCACTAAGAAAAGAAACTTTATCATCCTTAATAGTGTATTCAATACTTTTGGATAATGCACCAGATTTATTATGTGAACCATACTTGCCACCTTTTTCAAGATTTTCTCTTGATTTTTTAACAACAAACTTTGCATATTTTTCTAATGCTTTTCTAAATTCACTCATTAGCAATAAGTCATTTCATCTTTAGTACCAACATCAAAAGACACCGCCCAGCCAGCTAACATATTATCAAATCTTTCTGTGAATGGTTCGCAACTTGCTGTATTAATTAATTCAAATTTATCTCTGTATAAATCGCTTTTTTGCAATACTCTCATAACTCTTGTAGCTAATGCTAACTGAGTGTTTAATATATCTTGTCTATTGTCATTACCTCTATATAAATCTGTAACTTGTTCGTTGCTAATATCTACCAAGTCCATAAAAAATATAGTCATATTAAAAGTTACATAGTTGTTGTTTATTGTAGCATTATTTATCATTACGTGTGCTAATGGAAATAAAGATTGTTTTTTTAAATCTATATCTGCTATATCTCCAAATGTAATTTCGTGGTTAAAAGGTTCTGCTGTAACAACTTCTTTTACTTTATCTATTATAATATAAAAACTATTCATATTGCTTTCATATAAGTTGGTGTATGTTCTCCTAAATCTTGTTCAACAAATTCTTCTAAATTATCTATTGCATAATCAAAATCTAAATTTTCTCTTTGTATTAATATATCTAAACAAATCCAGTAATCGTATATTGCTTTTATTGGCTTTCTTACTGTAACCCCTAAAAACGCATCTTCAAATCCATCTACCAGAATTATATGATTATTTTCATTTAATAAATCACGTTCTGTAAGTTCTTCTAATATATCATCTTTTGTCATCTTCTATTTGCTTTTAATATATGTTGTTCTAATTGGTATTTATCTTTTTCAAAGGCCAAGTGCATTAAACAGGTATGGAGTTTTGTTTTGGTGATTTCATCGTATTTAAGAATGTTTCCATTAGTGAGGCCATAGATGGATTGATACCAACCCCATTTTGCAGAGAATCCTGCAGATGCTGTGGTAGATCTACCTCCTCCTGAGTCGCTAAATAATTCAGTATATGATCCTGTAATTCGTTCCTTAAATTGTAAAAAAAAACAAGCGAACCAAATACTATATCTAATGTTGTGTTTGTCATATCGTATTTATCAGAGCTTTCATAGTCCTCAACTAAATACTTTTCTTTTTTACTAAATGTAATTGGTCTAAATAAAACACCTATTGCTTTGTGCATTAATTCCCAATCTGCAAGGTATGTATCTAAATCAACATATTCCCCAAAAGTCATATCATCCAGTTTAGGTATGAATCCAAACTCTTTATTATCTAAAGTAAATCTATCAATAAATTTAGGTTCTTGTTGAAATAGCTTTGTAATGTCCTCGCATATTTGGTTTATATCAGTAGCTTTAATTTGTAAAACACTTTTTAAAGGTATATTACAAAAAATCTCAATCATCTTTTGCTGCAAGAAATTATCCATTTCTTTACCATCTGATATTTTTAGCCACTTTTGGTATTGCTTTAAAGTAACTTCATTTAATGATTCTGGAATATTAATTGTGATATTCATATACTATAAACGTTTTAATTGGTTAATCGTTATATACAAATATAAAAAAAAGTAGGTAACGCTCTTTTGCCGACTACCCCAATTTCCAAAACATATAATCTAATGAAGATTTTTGCTTATTCAAATATAGTAAATTATCTTATTGCATACCATCCTCTATTATTTTCTTTTAAGTGTATTAATGCAACATATCTCAAAGCATCTAAAAGGTGGTCAGAGCCTATTGGTTTTTGTAAACTATTTCCATTCTTATCAGTTGCCCATTTATACATTCTAAACTCACGTCTAAGATTGCTACTATTTACAACATTTATTTTATATCTTTTTAGTATATCTATTCCATTAAGAATACTGTCACGACCTTTTGTAGCTGGCTTAGCATTTAAACCTAGTCTATATATCTCCTCAATACTTTTAGGCTCTGCACTATCACAAATAACCTCATCATTTCCTAGTATTGGTCTTAGCCTTTCTGCTAGGTCCTGATTAGTTAATTGTCTTTCATATACTATTTCTTTTAAATATAGTTCATCATCTTTTTTATAAACAGCTAAACACGCTGAGGGGTCTATACTATACCCAAAGTCTAAGCCATAAGCTACAAGCCTACAATCTGGCATACTATCAATATACTTAACATTCTCGTATATTAAACCACTTATATTGCCATACTCACCAAGTCCGTATATTTTCCAGAACTCTTTGTCTGTTTGTTGTAAATACTCTATTTCTTTAATTAATGATTTAGGTAGAAACGAATTATTTTTATAGTTACTTACTATTACCTCAACATCATTAACCTCCTTAGAACGCTTTATTTCAAGTTCTTGGTTAATCCATATTTGTTCATCATCTGGGTTAAAGTCTAGGAATATCTTATTTTCGGTCCTCATTAATAGCTGAAAGAACTCCTGTTTGTATTCTAACTCATTAGCCTCATTACAATATAGTATATTTCTTTTAGCACCTCT